ATTGTACATCATCCATATCAATTTTACTGCAACGATATAACATTATCGTTAATGGCCGTGCCATAGTCCGAGACTTCCACATAAAAGAGTAAAACGATGACCTTAGCAGAATTGCTGGCCGCAAATGCGGACGCACAAGCCGAATTTGATTTGGCGATTAAGTCAGCGGTAGAGCCGTTGACGAAAAAACAAGCCGAATTGCTTGGCGAAACAAAAGCGGCAAAACAAACCGCGAAAGAATTACAAGCCGCTTTAACAGAGTTGGGCGACATCGAAGGCTTGAAGAAAATCAAGTCAATGTTTGAGCAAAACGAAGAGCTAAAGTTGTTCGCCGAAGGCAAGCATGATGAGGTTTTAAACAAGCGAACCGAAAAACTGAAGGCGGAACACCAAAAGCAGTTAGACGCGATTCTGGCCGAAAAAGAACAGGCGCTTCAACGCTCGAAAGCGTTTGAGTCAAGAGTTCTGGAATCCAAAATCATGAACGCGGCGCTGCAAGTGAAGTCGCTGAATCCCGATTACATGGAAGACATTTTACTCCATGCCAGGAACAAGTTTTCGTTAACCGACGACGGCGAGGCGGTATTAGTTCAGGACGGCCAAGTGGTTTTAGGAAAGGACGGAAAAAGCGCTTACTCACCGTTGGAATGGTTAAGCGATACGGATACAACGGGCCGCTGGCATAAACCGGCAAATATTGGCGCAGGCGCTCCTGGTAATAACGGAGGCAAGCCGTCAAAACAAGATTTATCACATTTAACCCCGGATCAGCGTTTAGCGCTGGCTTATGAAAGCAAAGCGGGGTAATTAACACAGGTGAACTATGGCAGCATTAACGCTTTTAGAAGCGGCAAAACTTAACAACGGCACCGACGCTGAACGCGCAATCATTGAGATTTATGCGGGTAGTTCGGACATTTTAACTTACCTGCCTTTCCGATCTATTGAAGGAAATGCGCTGGCTTATAACCGCGAGCAAACTCTCCCATCTATTGGTTTTCGTGGCGTAAACGAATCCTACACCCCATCTGTCGGTATTCTAAACCCACTGACTGAAACACTGACTATTGCAGGCGGTGAAATTGATATTGATCGTTTCATTCTGCAAACTCAAGGCCGTGAACAAAAAGCGGTTCAAACCTCCATGAAAGTTCGTTCTTTGGGCCTTGCTTGGACAAAGAAGTTTTTCAAGGGCGACTCATTAAGCGACCCGCGCGAGTTTGACGGTTTACAGGTCCGTGTAACCGGAAACCAAAAGATTGCAGCCGGTTCAACAGCAAACGGTACGCCGTTATCGTTGGCAAAACTGGACGAGGCTATCGACCAAACTTTTAACCCGACTCATATCGTCATGAACAAGGCGATGAAGCGCCGTATAACCGCAGCGGTTAGAAATACCAGTGTTGGTGGTTTTATATCAATGGGCGTTGATATGTTCGGTAAGCCTATCGAGATGTACAACGGTTTGCCGATTCTAACGGTTGATCTTGACGAAACTGGAACATCAATCCTGCCATTTACCGAGGCGGCAACAAGCGGAACAGCAACTGCAACGTCGATTTATGTTTTAAGCGTTGGCTCACTGGGTTTAACCGGCCTGCAAAACGGCGGAATGGATGTTCGTGATCTTGGCGAATTGCAAACCGCCCCAGTGGAAAGAACCCGCATTGAATGGTACTCATCTATTGCTGCATTTCATGGCCGTTCTGTTACCCGGCTTTACTCTATCAGCGACGCCGCTGTAACCGCGTAAGGAATAACTATGTCTACATATTCAAATTTTACTTATGACGCTTCGCTGTCTTTAAAAGCGGCTGGATTGGTTGCGTCAACCACAACTGAAACAACAGTCGTTGATTTGGGTGCCGGTTTTGTTGACGGCAATTTAGTTATTGACGTTTCTGCTGTTGAAGTTGCAAGCACAGATGAAATTTACCTCATCTGCCTGGAAGGTTCAAACGTTGCGGCTATGACTAGCGGCAGTGTATGCCTTGCTCAGATCGAAATGGGGAATGCCACTGCTCCGGCAGATGCAGATACAGGAACGGGGCGTTTTGTGGTGCCATTCCGAAATGAGCAAAACGGTACAATTTATCAATATGTGCGGATTTATACCGAAGTGGCAGGAACAATTGCGACCGGCATTAACTTTGCCGCCTTTATTGCAAAAGATGGTGACTAAAAATGGCTTTTGTAACGATTTATGACAAAGACGGCCAAGCGTATCAGAAAGAGTCTGTTGACGCGCGTGAGTGTTTGGCTGTGGGTGAATACTTCAGCCAGCCGCCGGTGGTCGATAAAGCCGACGAGGTTGTTGAAGAAGCGCCGGTGGTCGATAAGGTCACTAAAGGACCTAAGAAAACCGACTAGAAATGACGATTGTAGTCGAGGACGGCACAGGTTTATCTAACGCGGTTAGCTACGCAACGGTAGCGCAATACAAAGCATATTGCGACGCTCGCGGCATTAGTTACTCAGGCGTTACCGATGCCGTCATCGAGCAATCGTTAGTTAAATCCACTGACGCAATGGTGCAAATGTATCGAGCCAGATGGAAGGGTTATCGAAACACAGCTACTCAGGCGTTGGATTGGCCTAGGTCAATGGTTTACCTGGAGCCTTTTGTTTTTGGAGCTGTTGGCAGTTATCCCTATTTAGTCGATGACGCAACAGTACCCACAGAGGTTATCAACGCCTGTATAAAGCTTGCGATTGAAGTACAAAGCGCGGACCTGATAACCAACCTCGAACCAGCTGTTATCCGCGAAAAGATCGACGTGATAGAAGTTGAATACGACATCAATGCACTGCCCTACACGCAATACCGCGCAGTGGATTTGATGTTACAGCCGTTTTTGAGTGGCGGCAATGGGCAGCTGCCGATAGTCCGTTAATGGGCGTTTACGACAGGGCAGAGGCTACCGCGCTTCGATTGCTCACTAAATATGGGCAATCGGTCACGGTAACAAACATTACAACCGGCGCTTATGATCCCGACACGGGAACCCAGGCAACCACGACGGCGACAACAACGCCGAAAGGGTTGCTTACCCAACACAGAGCGCAGGACGTAGACGGCACGATGATCATGCAGGGCGATAAAAAGTTTCTGCTTGATGCGAGTGCTACGGTTAAGACCGATGACACGGTGACAGTAAACAGCACGGTTTATACCGTTGTCGGGCTGAATGAGATTAAACCGGCAGCTACGCGGGTGTTGTGGATTTGTAATGTGAGGGCTAGTGCATGAGTAAAAAAATCAAATGGATTGATAGAGCCTTGATTATTTCGCCGGTTCATTACGGGCTTTGCAAAACTGAGAATGCATTTAAGAAAGAGCTGAAACGGCTTGGTATTAAGCGCAAGGACTGGCCGGATTATTTAACGTCAACACATGCCAACGCAACCGTTCATTATTTTGAAAACGATGGAAAAACAATAGCCATTGTTTGCATGGGGAACACTGACGGCAGAACAGCAAATGAAATTGTCGGTTTATTGATTCATGAGGCCGTACATATTTGGCAAGAAATAAAGGCGACTATCGGCGAGGCTAATCCAAGCCGAGAATTTGAGGCTTATTCGATACAGTGTATCGCTCAGAAATTGATTGAGGCGTATTCAGATGAATGAAAATACTGACGACTTTAAAGAATCACAGTTGGAACCGTGGTTTATTAGGCGTTGGTGGCTAAATTGTAGAGTCACCACAATAGACAACATAAACGGTTCTTGGGTGGCCGCATCAGAACTTTATGTGCCGTGGTGGGCATGGCCTTTTGAATTATTGCACAGGTTAATATTTGGTCGAGCATATATAAAAGTTGATTAATGAGCTTCTCAATTGACTTAGCCGCTTTCGGTCGTGAGCTTGAAAACAATCTCAGAAAGCTTGAGCGCGGTATTTTGATTGGGGCCGGTGAAGAGCTGGTTATCCGCTCACCGGTTGGCGATCCCACTAATTGGGCGCCCAGCACACCAGTTCCACCCGGCTATGTCGGCGGACGTTTTCGGGCCAACTGGCAATATGGACTATCGGTTAGGCCTTTGGGCGACTTGCCCGATATTGACGCCAGCGGCCAGGTATCGAAAGACCGGATTAATACCGGGGCATCACAGATTTATAACGCCGGTAATGTGCATTACATCACCAACAACTTGCCGTATGCGCAGGCGCTTGAAGATGGCTGGAGCAACCAAGCCCCACCAGGATTTATTGTTGCTGCAACTGTTTTGAACTGGCAACGCATAGCCAACGAACAAGCCCGGTTAATTAACCCATGAGTTTAATAAAAATCCGGGCCGCTTTAGAAAACACGCTGAACGGCATGACACCCGCATTGGCTTCAGTTTGGGAAAACACAAAATACACGCCGGTTGCCGGTACGCCGTATCAAATAGTGTATTTAAAAGCGATTCCTGAGCCACCGGTCGGCAGTTGTCGAGAAACGATTTACAACGGCTATTTATACGTCCGGCTGATGTACCCGCAAAGCGCCGGGGCTAATGCAATAACCGCGCGGGCCGAGTTGATTAAAACCGCTTTTAACCTGGGCTCATCGCACACAAAAGACACGGCGACCTGCATTATCAACGAGACGCCAGAATTCAACACAGAAGGCAACGACGGGGACCGGTTCACCGGCCTGGTCAAGATACGATTTTACACTAACAGAATATAGGAATTTACCAAAATGACCGTAGCGAGCAGTTTATTTGAAGCCGTCGAACTGAAAGAAGAGCTCAGTTTTGGCGTAAAAGATACCGACACAGATAACGCGCAGCTATTGAGTCGCGTTGAGTTCACTCCAAAATTTGATCAGTCGATTGTTGAATCGAACGAGATCAAATCATCTATGCAGACCGAGAATTATGCTCGGGGCATTAAGGCTGTTTCGGCCACACTGAAAACCGAGGCCAAGTCCGGTGCGTATAAGCCGCTGTGGGCCGCCCTTTTGCGTCAAAACTTCAATACCGGTGTTGTAGATGATATTACCGGCACCGACATTTCTTGCGTTGCTCCGGTTAATAATTTGACAACATCTGGTTCTGATTGGACTACAGCGGGTCAGCTTGATTTAGCGGTTGGCGATACCATCAAATTTACCGGATTTACCGGTGGCAATAAAGGCAACAATAACCGACTGTGGATATTACTTGCATCCGCTGCCGGGACAATGAAGCTCAGGGCAAAATCCGGCAATTACGTTATGTTGGCGGATGCCGCTGGCGAAAGCGTAACCGTTTGGAATCTTGGTACAACTGATTCCCCAAAAACCAAAACGATTACGAGGGTAAATATTGCAGCAGTTGCCGATACCAGTATTTTTCAAACGGTGGGTGGTGATTTCACCGATCCGTTCAATGTTGGTGACATCGTAAAAGTCAACGGGTTCACCGGCGGAAACGTCGCTAATGACGATAAGCCTTTCAAAATTACTAAGCTGACAGCGACCGATATTTTCGGCTACTACACTGATAACACATTGCCTGTCAGTGACGCGGCAACCGAATCGGTCACGATTACCAAGTCTGATTTGGTCAAGTTAACCTACAACACTGAAAACGATTTGGCGGTTGCAACGACAACACGGCTTACAAGCTCTTCGAGTTTTATCGCCGAAGGTTTCAAGGTCCATGACGTTATCCGCCTAGTAGGTTTTCCGACCTCGACCAACAACAATCGAAACCTGCTGATCACGTCATTCAATACAGCAGGGACACAGCTTAATTTTAAAGTTCTGGACGATGACGCGACAACTGTTCCGATGGTTGTTGAGTCAGCAGAAGTTAACGATTATGTGTACCGTGTTGGCTCTAAATCGTTCATACCGCAAGCAAACCACACTAACAAATCGTTCATGATTGAAAAGTGGCAATCCGATATTGCTCAATCTGAGCAATATACCGGCTTGCGTGTCAACATGGCGAAAGTCACAGTACCGAACAGTGGCATCCCCACTGTCGATTTTGATTTTCTTGGCAAAGATATTGAAACTGCCCAGGCGCACTACTACACATCAAGCAATGAGCCTACCGAGTCGCAAAACTTGGATTCAATTTTTGGCCGTGTTTATGTCAATGCTGGGGTTAGTGCTGGCTGCGTGACATCCTTCGATATTACCGTTTCCGCCAATCTTTCAGCGTTGGATAAGTGCGTCGGCGGTGATGTGGCGCGCGACATTGTGGCTGGTGTTTACAAGGTTTCCGGTTCGATGACGATCTACTTTGAGGACGAGGTTATGCGTGACCGCTTCCTCGATAAAGACGAGATGTCGATGGTCTTTATCATCAAAGAATCAAACGCCTACAACGCTGATTTTCTCGCTTTCCAGATACCGCGCCTTGTTTATAACTCGTCGTCTAACAGTGGCGGCACCAAGCAGCTTTTGACAATCCCGTTCACCGCCATGCAGAACCCGACTGGCGATGACGGCACCGACGCGACTAAATTGAAATCATCATTCTCGATTCAAGACTCCATCGCGTAAAACCAACAAGCCGCGTCTAACTGGCGCGGCGTAACTAACCTTACAAAAAAATAATTTTATGGCAGCAGAAAAAAACGCAGTACCAAAAGGCTTTAGCCTTGCTGATTTTAACGAAGTAAAGGCGTGCGATAGGTTATTCCGTGTCGTATTAAAAGACCCAGATGGAAACCCTATTGATGATGGTGATGGCGGAAACTTAGGCGTCAATATCATTGGCAGCGAAGCAAAAGAGGTCGCCGACTTTGATAAAAATTTATCACGGAAAGTGATTAACGACGTTTGGATGAAGAAAAACAAGGGCGACAAAAACTATGACCGCCCAGACGTAGACGAGGCCCAACAAAACAAGTTGGCGCGCCTTCAGGTTATCGTCAAATCGTGGGACTTAACTGACCCATGCACGCCTGAAAATATCGCACTGTTTTTCGGTAATAACCGGTCAATAACGCCAGTTGCTGAATCAAAAAACACGCCGATAGCCGACAGATAATCCCTGATTTCAACATTAGCCTTGGCTGACTCTTTCAGAACCTTGTTGTA